TCATGGTGTGTAGTCCGGCGTCGGCTCGTAGTTGAAGAACTTGGTGATGTCGTTTCGGAAGACGAGCTTAAAGTCGCCGATCGGGCCGTTGCGCTGCTTGGCGATGATGATCTCGGCGATGCCTTTCTCCTCGGTGTCCTTGTTGTAGACCTCATCGCGATAGATGAAGCAGACGACGTCGGCGTCCTGCTCGATGGATCCCGAATCGCGAAGGTCGGAGAGCTGCGGCCGGTGATCACCGGTCCGCTGTTCCGGACGGCGCGACAGCTGCGACAGCGCGATAAGCGGCACGTTGAGCTCCTTCGCTACCGCCTTCAGCCCGCGTGAGATCTGAGAGACCTCCTGATTGCGTGACTCCGTGCGGCCGCGCACCGACATCAGCTGGAGGTAGTCGACCATGATCAGGTCGAGCCCGGCCTCGTGCTGCAGCCGGCGGGCCTTCGCGCGGAGATCCATGATGTCGACGCCGGGTGTGTCGTCGATGAAGATCTTGGCCTTCGCCAGGCGCGCCGAGGCGTCGGCGAGATCGCGCCAGTTTCGCTCGCTCAACATGCCGGCGCGGATGAGGTGATTTGAAACACCGGACTCGGACGAAAGCATGCGAAGGTTGATCTGTTCCTTCGACATTTCGAGCGAGAAGATGCCGGCCGTGTACAGCCGCTGTGCTGGCGGCCGCGGATCCCCTGAGCGGTCAGGGATGGCGATCGCCTTGGCGATGTTCATGGCGAAGGCCGTTTTTCCCATTGAGGGCCGCGCAGCGATGATGATCAGGTCCTGCAGCTGGAATCCCGAGGTGAAATCGTTGAAGCGGTCATAGCCGGTGGGGATGCCGGTGATCAGTCTTCCGGAGTGCTGGAGCTGCTCGATGGCACTCATGTTCGATCGAGTGATCCGATCGAGGGCGACGAAGCCTTTCTCCGTCGAGCCCTCGGCGATCGCATAGATCGATCGCTCGGCGATGTCGAGGACCTCGGCCGGCTCGGCCGGCGCGTCGAGCGCCGCCCGCATGACGGCGTTTCCCATCACGATGAGGCGGCGCAGCGTCGACTTCTCTTTCACGATGTGCGCATAGCGCTCGACGTTGGCGATGTCTGGAATGCCGTCGACGAGAGAGGAGACGTAGGCCGTACCGCCGACCTGCTCGAGCTGCGCGCTCCTGGCGAGTTCCTCGCGCAGCGTCAACAGGTCGATCTCCCGGCTCTGCTCGGCCAGGCGGCGCATCGTCGAGAAGATCGTTCGGTGCGCGTCGCGGAAGAAATCCTCGGTGGTGATGGTGCTGGCCACGCGGTAGAAGGCGTGGTTGTTGATGAGGATCGATCCCAGCACGGCGCGCTCGGCGTCAGGCGACTGCGGCAGCGGCCGATCGAGGGCTACGTCGAGCTGCGCGACGCTCACCGGGCACGTTCCCGAATGGCGGCTGGGTAGTAAACGCGTGCGATGTGCCGCGCGAGCGGTAGAGGGATCTTCGCGATGAGGGCCGAGGCGGCTTTGCGGGTGGAGGATTTGGAGCCGTGCCGCGCTGCGCCGTCCTGAAACCACGCATCACCCTTGCCGTTCGCGCGTTCGCCGCCGATGCCGGGCTGTTTCACGCCAGCTCGCGTTGCAAACTCGTCGCGGTTGTGATGAGTGAACCAATCGTCTCCGCGTGCGCCGCCCACTTTGATCGCGTCATTCGTGCGCATCTGGCGATCGGCGTGGGTGTTGAAGCCGAGGCCTGGAACGTGACGCGGATGACCAGGCGGGTACCAGCCGGCGCCCATGGTCTTCACTTTGACGCCGCCGAGCGTGATCGGCATCAACGCCGGCACGTCACCCCAAAGGTAGAACGAGCCGTAATGCCAGCGAGCTCGCCCGACGTACTTCTGCGCGCCTCGCACGTTCTCCTGAATCATCGGGATGAAGCGACCAGTCGCAGCGATTGCCTCGCGCTGAATCCGTGCGGCCTGAGCGAACAGCTCCATCCCGAGAAGCGGCGGGCCGAGCGACTTCGCGCGCTTCCACGGCATCGCGCGGTAGCTGAACTCTTGACAAGGCGAGGAGGCAACGATCAGCGAAGCGCTGCGGAATTGAGCGCCATGAATCGTCCGGACGTCCTGCAGCACAAGCTGCGCGGGATAGCGGTGTTCGACGTAGACGTGCTGTTCGATGTCGAATCCGATGACATCCCATCCCTCAGCGAGCAGGCCGTTAGTCCATCCGCCAAACCCGCAAAAGAGGTCAATCGCTAGCGGCCGATCGATGGCGACGTCGAGTTGCGCTACGCTCACGCGGCTCTCCTGGCGTCGGCGCTTGGTGATACCCACAGCACTTCAATCCGCGGCGAGCTTGAATTCTGGCCGCTAGCCAAGGAGCGCTTCCGGATACATCGCCAACCCTTATAGAGCTGGGCGTACTGAGCACTCGGGTACGACGAGACGATCACCATGCCTCTGACGTCGCGCAGCAGTTCAGCGAGTACTCGATGCTGCGGACCGCTCATTTCGAAGCGGTAACAATCGCCCCACCGAGCACCCTTGAAACGGGTGTCGAATGGATACGGAGGATCAACATAGAAGAGCGTTTCGTCGCTGTCGTACTTTCGGATGACCTGGAGCGCGTCAGAGTTCTCGATCGCCACGCCACGAAGGCGCGCGACGAACGAAGGAAGATGCTCGACGTAGTTGGTCCAATCAACGGCCGACGTCACTCGCGAGCTCGTGGCGTTTCCTCGGAATCCGGTTCGGTGCTCCTTTGTCACCGATGCCGACGAAAACCCCATGAACGAGCGGACGATCATCCGGCGAGCAGCTTCGACGCGATCGTCTGTCGGCTCGTAGCTATCAACTAACTCGGCACGAGCGAATGGTGTGAGTCGGAGCAGCCGCTCTAACCGAGCTGAGTCGACGTCGTCTCGAAGGACACGGAAGACGTTGACGACCTCGCCGTCGATGTCGTTGTAGACCTCCGCGTGAGCGCGCTGCTTACCGAGCAGCACCGATGCCCCTCCCCCGAAAGGTTCAACGTAGACGCGGTGCGGTGGGAACTCAGCGATCACCCAGTTGCGGATGCGAAACTTTCCACCGTGGTACCGCATCACGGGTCGCCGAGGAGGAGCAAAGAGGGTCGCCTGAGTCACGACGATTTCGCCATCCTCGGAACCTCAGAAAGCGCCCGAGACCGACCCGTGCCGACGAACCGCGCGAGCGTCCTCACGCACTCCTTTTCTCGCAGCTTCAGGCCCGCCATCGAAAGAGGCGTTTGCTGACCAAGAGTTTTCACAGCGCGGCGGATCTCCTTTCCGCACTGCACGCACGTGAAGACCCGCTTCTCGGTCACCCAGTCGAGTCCATGACCCAGCAGGATCTCGTGATCGAGCTGCGGCGCGTGCGCTACCTCATCAAGATTCATCATCCTGACTATTCAGCTGCCGGCGGCTGCGCCTCCATTGCGGCGATCGCCGCGGTTTGTTCGTCGGTGTTTGAGCGGTACCGGAACGCCTCTGCCGGCGGCAGGTCGTTGCAGCGATCGCAGACGTGGTCATTGCGAAGGAAGGTCGCGAGGTCAACCTCGTCGAGGCAGCTGATGCACTTCGAGCCCATCACCGGCTCCTCAGCTCTTCACGAGCTTCCTGGTACCGGGCGCTGAACCGATCACGGATCAATTGCAGCCCTTCGACAAAGTCTTCGAACGGCACCGGCTGCCCCTCCGCCTCGGCGATCGCGTTGGCAGCGATGAGCGTGAACATGTACTCGGTTTCGATCTTCACGGTTTCGGTTCCTCCTCTTTCAGTGCGAGCTCGAGCTGGCCGACGATCGGGCCGACGAGCTGCTCGTTGTCGTAGGCCTTCGCGTGCGCGAGCGTCGACACGCCGCGCCGGATGAAGTGATTGCGGACCTCGCGGCGCTCCTTCTCGGTCACGATCAGGAAGTAGCCGTAAGGCTTGGACGCCGCGGTGCCGATCGGCACGTTGCGCTCGACGACCAGGAAGGCCACGATCGCCTGGATGTCGCGGGTATCGAGCTGCGTCTCCTCGGCGATCGTGTGCATCGACACCGCGGCGTCGCGCCCCTTGCAGCGACGGATGCGATTCAGCACAGCGGCGACGCGGTTCCGCGCCCCGCTGTCGCGAATGGCCAGCAGTTGATCGAGCGAGAGGGTCAATGCCAACGCCCCCCACCCGTCGCCTGGCCGCGCAGCCCGGCCCGCCAATTCTCGTGAGAGGACACCCACAACCGGCCGACCGGCGTGCAGCGGACGAACTCGTCGCGCATCGAGTAGCAAATCAGTCCTTCCTTCGCCAGCTCGATCAGCTTGATCGTCGTCGTGATGTCGGTCGCGATGTCGCCCGTGGCGAGCGAGTTGAGGGTGACCGCGATGTGCTCGCCGATCTTGGCCAGGAGAACCATCTGAATCGCGTCGGGAACGAAACTAGCCACGGCGCAGCTCCTGGAGGTATTGGCATCCTGCCGCGCTGGCGGAGACCGAATTCGGGCGAACGAACGCGACGAACTGCGCGAGGCTGAGATTGCGCAGGATGGCGCCCAGCGCGCCGATCGCCGGATCGTCGGCGAGCTGCCGCTCGAGCTCCGGGATCCCGATCTTCTGCGCTTCCGCGATCTTCCTTAGGATGCGCCGCTCGCTGGTGAAGAGCTCGAAGCTGGCGACCTTCATCCCCGAGCAGGTGCAGTCGTAGCACGAGCCGGCGTAAGGGTCTCCGTACATCGGCCGGTGCCGTGTTCTCTCGTGGTTGCATGTACAGAAGGTCTTCATTCGGGTCTTTCGGCTGCTCATCAGGACCGGAGCGCCGCCTCCGGCCGACCGCGCGGATCTCCGCGCGGTTTCGCAGGAAATCAGCAGGACGCCGTGGGCGGCGCCGGCGTGAAGTCGAGGTAGTACTCGGCGCCGGCCACGAAGAACGCCCGCGTTTGAGGGTTGCTGATGTAGAGCGTCAGCCCGCCGTCTTGCGTGCTCGCGGTGGACACCCCGGACTGCCTGTTTTCGTGGGAAGGATGGCTGTTGTTGACAGCCGCCAGCTTCACCACGGCGCCGCTCGTCGGCGACTCGTTGTGGACGGTTACTTCCCTGCAGAAAAACTTCGTTCTTACGGTCTGTACGTTCATCGGGAATCTCCTTTTCTTTGGCTGCTCATCAGGACCGGCACGCCGCCTCCGATCGATCCGCGCCGTGGTTCGCGTTTTTCGCAAGGTCTTGAGCGCTGCACACTCGACTTTCCACATCAAGCGGGGCGTTCTTCTCTTCGCGGCCACGGCCGGATTTCGCTTTGGAATCGTTCGCTAGGTGCCTCCTTTCGCTGCTCACTGACGTGCAGCCCGGCGTCGCCGCCGGGAAGAGTTGCTATCGGGAACGGGCGGCGGCCTTATCCCGCGCATGCTTCTCCTGCGCGCGTTCCGCGTGGATGCGGACGGCCTCGATCTTCGGCTTCACGCTGAAGGTCACGGCGGTGGGGCCGAAACGGAACCCGAATTTTTCGTGCAGCTTCGTCGGGATCTTCGCGAGGTCGCGCTTGTTGAGGAACTCTTTGACCTTGACCAGGTGCGCCCACGTCGCGGATCGTTTGATCCGCTTGATGACGTCCGCCTCGTCGACGTCGTAAGTGATGGCGTTGCTGCCGCCGGTGCTGACGATCTCGATGTAGTTGAGATCTTCGGCGCGCTTGTGTTTCGCGGCGAAGGCGTCGAGCGCGCATTGAAGCTCGTGCTCCTTGTTCGCCAGCTCGTCGAGCTCCTCGGCGTACTTCTGATCGATCGCCGCCTTCGCCAGGTTCACGGTGTTCTGCAGCGCTTCGCGCTTCAGGTGCGCCTGAGCGAGCTCCAGCCCTCGGCGATCGGCCTCATCACAACTCGTGATCTTGATTACCGGCGCGGCCGGCTCCGTCGTTGTCGCTTTCTTTGCCACGGCTCCCCTCCCTTTCATCGGCGTCTTCTCCAGGACCTCTGCGCTTGACTAAAGCGGGTGACTGAATCAGCGCGCCGCCGCCGTGATGGAGGCCGGGGCTTTTGTCGGAGGTTTAGGGTGCACGGGGACGTACCCCGGCTTCAATTCATCCCCTGTCAGGAGTTTGAACTTCGCCCTGTACATGTCGAGCCGCTTCCTCGACGCGCCGGAAGCTTGGGGGTTATCGCGCAGCGCGTAATCGGTCACGGCGATGAAGTCGCTTAGGTCGTCCGGCTTCATGAGCTTGGACTCCAGGAAGTACGTCGCGATTGCGACAGTCTGCCTTTCCAGTTCCGACGCCGAATCCTTGTTCGCCCCCACCGAAAGGCAGAAGCCGGACACCGTGCAGTACGGCGGGCCTTGGTATCCCGGGGGGACTTGATGCCTCGTGCAGCTTGTGTAGCCGGGGTAACCAAACGGTCTTTCCGGATCGAACTCTCCCGGGAGGCACGACGCTGTGTTGTTTCCGTAGATGGCGCAGCGGTAGCAAATCCCCCAGCCGCCTCCGCCGCCTCCATCTAGGCCATAGTCAGGGTAGTACACCTCGTCATCGTTCTGCGCGAACGCGCCGACGCTGACGAGCATCACCATCAGGAAAAGAAAAATCGTCTTGGTTCTCATGAATCTCACTCCCTCCCGTTGTTGAAAAGTTGAAGTTGCTTTAGTCAAGCGCAGAGGTCCCTGATCGCCTCCGCCGTGCTGCGCGGCCACCGCTTCGGCCCACGCTCCCCCGCCACCCCTCCCACCCGCGCAACACGGCGCAGACGAACCGCCTCCGCTCTGCGCCGTGACCGTCTCGGACGCGGCGCAGACGCAGGCGGTTCACGCATCCACTGCTGCGGGGTTGGTCGCGTTGTCCTCATCCACCGCGGCCCAAACTTCGGCTTGAAGATCGACAAGGGATTGCCCGCTGCAGAGGTACTCAACGAGACGCTCTGCCCTCTTCTCCCGCCCGAGCAGCTCAACCACGTCGGCGAGAGCGTTCTGCGATACCTCATCCAGCCCGGCGATCGTTTGCAGTACTCCGATCACCGTCTCGCGCGAAGCGGGATCGACGTCGTCGATCGCCATTACGATCGTCGCGAGCGAACGCAGCTCGCTGGGCGTGAAATCACTAATCGATGTCGCCATGCTCGGCCTCCTGGCGCACCACGAGGAGCGCGCGCGTGTTCGGATCGTTGGTGTTGACGGGAAAGACGCTGAAGAGCGCGATCGACGATCGCTGCTCGATCGAGAGGCGGGTTGCTTCGACCGTCGCCGTCTCGATCGCGAAGTAGGAATGCAGCGCCACGGTCGACGTCGGGCAGACGCCGATCGTCGCCGTCGCATGTGGCGCGGCGCCGGCGAGAACGCGGTAGGCGACGACGATGTGCTTGCCGTTGGCCGGGAACATGGCCACGCGAACCGTCTCCTGCTGCAGGCCGGTCAGCGCCGCAACGAACGCCTGCTCATCCGAGGTCGACGAGAACGACTCGATCGAGTAGGCGCCGAGCTCCGGGCAACCGGTCAGGCACCATTCGAAAGGGATGACGCAGGTTTGCTTCTGTTCCGCGCGGATCGCCACAGCGGTCCCGGAACTCATCACTAGAAAGAAGACGCAAATAGCCAGGCGTTGCATGGAGTCAGTTCCTTTCCGCCGCGGCGGCCGCGGCGAACAGCGGTTCGGTGGTTGATGGAGAGGGCTGGATCACATCGAGTACTTCTTCGAGAGTCCGGCGGGTGTAGGGCTCGCCGTCAGCGCGGCGCAGCATCGTCTCGAGAAAACGACCGCGGATGATGGAGCCCTTCGCGAACTTGTGGCTTGGATCGTTGAGGAACGCCCTATCGTGAACGGCAACTTTGAAGGTGTGATCGTCAACGCTCAGCGTCCAGAACGTTTTCCCTTCGAAGGAGATGACGATCACCCGTGCCGACATCTCGACGGAGTGCTCGGGGACGATCACCTCATCGTCAGCCGGCGCGCTCTCATCGTCGACGCCGCGCGTCTCGCTAGCCGGGCGGACGAGGCGCATCTGCGGCCGCTCGCGCTGCAGCTGAGCGATGAATTCGTTTTGCTCGTCGACCCGCTGCGTCAGATTGCCGATCGTCTCGTCCTTGCGGCAGGACTCGCGGAGTAGAGCGTCGTGCTCACGGGCGAGCGTCTGACGCTGCGCATTCACTGCTTCAAAATCGCCCTGCAGCTGCAGCCGGCGCTTCTCAGTCGCGCCCAGCTCATCGCGCACATCGGCGAGGAGGATCGCCAGCTCCTTCTGCGCGGTCGTCACGTTGGCGAGCTGCGTGCTCAGATCGAGGACTCGCTCGTTCGCCGCCGTGAGCTCCGCGGCGGAAACGTAGCCGGCGCGAGCGAGGATGGCCGGCGCGAGCGAGGAGAGCTTGAACATTCAATCCCCTCCTTTCACGCCGGTGATGCGATCCATCACAGCGCTGGCGATGCTCACGTCGACGACCAGCTCCTCGTGAGCGTCTCCGAAGCGACCGCGGAAGAACGTCAGGTCGGGATAGAGCAGATGCTGCTCTTTGGTGATCGCCGCGACGTGGAGACCGCTTCCGTCGCGGAACTGAATCTCCATGTCAGCCGGCAGCCGCTCGGCATCGTCGAACGTGACGACGATCGCGCGGATCGGCCTGGTGATGGCGGGATGGCGGGTCGTCCTGGTCGAGGCCTTCACGCTGCACCGCCCTTCATGTAGGCCATCGCCTTGAGCACCTGCTCGCGGGATGGGGAGACGGTGTCGAACAGGATCTTGGCGACGTTGAGGATGCCCGTGACGGTGCGGAAGGTCCCTTCGCGCCTGGCGGCGGCAAGCAGGAGGTCGAGCGACGAGTCGACGGCCTCCTTGTCGACGATCTGGGAGGCGATCAGCCGCACATCGGCGGACTTCGTCTTCTCCGCTCCGAGGTGCACGCGAGCGATTACGCGCGAGGTGTATTGAGCGTGCCCGGAGTCGGCGCTGTCGGCCCGCTCGTAGACCTTCTCGTTGCCAGCCAGGACGATCGGGCATTGAGCTTGGTCGGCGATGCACCGTAGCTCGTCGATGCGCTGGCTATCGATCTTCTGTGCTTCGTCAACGAAGATCGTCGGCCGATTGCGCCGAGTCAGCATGCGAACGACGTCGCGTGTGGGAAGCGCCTTGCGTTTTGGCGACGACGCTCCACCCAGGCGGTAGACCAGCTCCATCTTGAGCATCCACGGCGCGCTCAACTCATCGGTGGCCGGGATGTAGATCGCATTTCTCTCCTCGAGAAGCTGGCCGATGATCGTCGTTTTGCCGAATCCAGCCGCGGTGGAGATGACCGCGATCATGCGCATCTTCTCTGCGATCAAAACGGCGCGTTCGACGTCGCGAAATACCGTCGTGCGAACGAAGGCCAGCGGCCCGCCGATCTTCAAGCGCTGCTCTTCGGCGTCGAGGTAGATCTCGATCTTCCGGGCGATTTCGCTCTCGTCCGCGCCGTACTTGTTGCGCAGAAAGGCGCCGACGGACGCCGCGCTCAGGGTCTCGCCGGTCCGCTTGGTGATGTTGGCGGCGAGCTCAATTTCCGAGTATCCTCGGGTGTCTTTGTGGTCTTGAGCCCGACGTCTCGTCAGCTCGATGACCGCCGAATCGAGTGAAGCCTCTCCGGGTCCAGCCGGAGGGGCTTTTTGCTGTTTGGTGTCCCGAAAATCTGCGACTGTCATTTCAGTTGCTCCTTTCGTGGGCGCCGAGCCTCAGCTCGCGCCGAAAACGATCTCGTAGTGGTCGAAGCACATGTCTTTGGAGAAGTCCCCCAGGTTCGGGCATTCGAGGTCGTAGACGCACATCCCCTCTTCGTCCCGTTGCGTTTTGAGCTGGCGCAGCGCGGCCGCGCTCAGCTCCTCGGCGACGTAGCGCCGCTCCTCTTCGGTCTCTTCGCTGTCGACGCTCGCGTGTTTGAGGAAAAACTCTGCGTGGCGTTCTCTGAGGAGGTCTGCGGAAACAAATTCAGTCCCTTTCACTTCGGCGAGCGCGAGGTCGGCAGCGGAGAGGTCGAATGGATTGGCAATGCGCGCTTCGGCTTCGATCACCTGGCGCGCGAGGGGTGAGAGGTGGCGATCGACGATCGTCACCGAGCCGCCGGAGGCGTCGACGGCGATCGCCGCCGGCGTGGACATCTCGTCACGCTTGGCGATCAGCCGCTCGTACTCGTCCGCCTCGACGCCCGCCAGGCGATTGCGCATCCGTGGATGCATCGCCTCCCATTCGCCTTTAACGGCGTTCCAGAAGGCGTTGCGGCCGGCGATCGCCTCGCCGACTTGCGGCGAGCGGCCCTTCGGCGCCGAGGCCGAGGAGGTGACGTCGGTCGCGACGCCGATGAAGCGCCCCATCGCGTCGCACACGACGATGATCCCGGGCTTTTCCTCGTGCCAGCGGATGACGACCTTCTGGAGCAGGTAGTCGGCGTGCGTTTTCGGCTCGAGGCGGTAGGTGCGCTTCTGGAAGACGATGCCGTTGCGGCCGACCTGCGCGCCCACCTTCTCGTGCCAGAAGGCATAGGCCAGCGCCGCGGCGTCCGGATCGCGGCGCGGGTAGCGGATCGACTCGTCGGCAAAAACCTCGTTCGGCGAACGGCCGTCCATGCCGCTGCCACGGTGTGGCCGCTCGTGATACTTCGCGACCGTCGTATCGAGCGCGTTGCGCAGATCGCGCAGCGTCGGGCACTCGGCCGGGTGCTTGCGCAAGTACTCGGCGCGATCGCTTCGCTCGCCCAGGGCGCCGCGGTACGCCTCGAACTCCGGATAGAGCTGGATCCCGAGCGTCCTGAACCAACGCTCGACGATCTTTCCCTGGGGCTCGCCGGGGATCGAGAAGATCGCCTCGACTCCGAAGGGACCGACCACGCGGTTGACCGACTCAGGATCGAAGCCGGCGCACTCCTGGAGCTTCGCGCCGCGGCGGCCGACCTCGTAATGCTTCCAGCCCCACTTGCCGAGGCCGCGGATGTAGTCGGCGCCGTTGTCGATGTGGCTGTAGCGATTGAGGCCGTACCGCAGCCACACCCGATGCAGCGACTCCATGATGTGCCGGCTGTTCGGCGGATCCACATAGAGCTCGATGTCGAGCACCTTGCGCGAACGGACGTCGTACCAGACCGTCAGCCAGGGGAAATGCGAGATCTCGCAGAACGGCGCTTCACAGTTGACCGGAACGTCGATCTGATGGTGATCGCTCTCGATCATCTCCATCACCTGCGTCGACTCGTAGTCGCCGATGACGAAGGGACGGATGTCCTTGTGCCGTGTCTCGGGGAAGCGGTGATAGCGCACGCGCGCCGGCGACAACCCAGAGAGATGGGCGTGGATCGCGTCGTAGCTCGGGAGCTTCCACTTGTTGCGCGGCGCCTCGTCTCCGAGGATGCGGTAGCACTGCGCGATCGTCCGGCGCGGGTAGCGCAGATACAGCTCCTCGGCGCGGTCGCGGATTTCTTTGGAGAAGGTGACGGTGCCTTTCGGACGCCCGCGGCCGTCGACCAGGCCGTCGCGCCCTTGCTGGCGGTACGCCTTTGTCCAGCGGCCGAGTGAGCGCCTGGAGATGCTCAGCGGATACGCGGTTTTCTCGTCGACGCGGACCACGAACGCATCGCGGTGCGCGTCGACGAAGCCCTGCTGCTCGGCTTCCGAGCGCGCGTCGCCGGCGAGAAAGGCGCGCCAGGCGATCACCGCTTCTTCGCGCGCCAGAACACGCGCGCGGACCGCCGCGGTTGCGCGCGAGAACTTCTCCTCGCGCTTCTCCGCGGTCGCCGCCGCGGCGATCGACGCGAGCAGCTCCGGGCGCGACTTGATGTACGCCGCCTGATACACCGGCGGGATCGAATCGAACTCGATCAGAACGGCGTTTGCGTTACGCCCTCTGACCTCGCGCCGCGCAATGCGGAGCGAAGTGCCTTTGGTCGCCAGCCGCCGCACCGATCGCGGGTGAAGACCCATCAGCGATGCGACGACATCCGCCGGCAGCGGATCGATCGCGGCGAGCGGCGGTTGCGCGATGTCGATCACGATTGCTCGGCTCCGGACTGCGCGATTCGGACGTGGAGGACCCTTGTTGTTGTGGGGCAGAGGGCCCAGAAGTAGTAGAGGAAGTTGCCGAGCTGGATTGGTTTGGATCGGCGGTGAAGAGCGAGCGCCTCGTGGTCCTCGCCACAACGCGCGCAAGGCGTCACGTCGACGGTCGTGCGCTCGGTCATCGCGCCACCTTCTTCACCGCGAGCTTGGCGACGTCGTAGCTGACATTGCCCTCTCCTTCGGGCAGGACCCAATTGACGTTGGCGTGGCGGCTCATGCCTGCCTCCGCACGACGGCCGTCGCCTGCTCAGGATCGGCGTCGTCGAAGAGCATCGAAGGGGGGACTAACTCTCCAAGGAGATTGCTCACGGCGAGCGCGATGAGCTGCTGCTCGGCGGCGGTAGCTTCTCGACGGCCCCTGCGGATCTCCAGCAACCGATCGCCGCGGAGAGGATCGAGACCGTAGTGCTTGGCGACGTGAGCCATTGAATGGCCGATTGCCGTCAGTCGCCACTTGTGAGGCTGAAGGAACTGTTCGAGCTTCGTCGTTGCCGGGATTCGTCGGTGAAGGCCCTCTTCGGGGCCGTAGTGGCAGATGGAGCAGCGAATCGGGCTGAAGGGCTTCGACGAATGCACCATCGCGCCGCCGGCGCCGCGCGTCAGTGTCACCTCCAGTGAAGTGGCTGAAGGTGTGCCTACAAGCCCCGTGCGTCGGCGGAGCGCGATGGGGAACTGGTTGACGAGGAGAGCGACGAGGAGGCGGATCACGCGCGCCTCCGAACTGGCACGCGTGCAGCACGCCGCCGCCGCCGACGAGCCACTGCTGCCTGCAACGTGAACAGCTCTTCGATCGCGACGTCGCGATGAACGATCGAAGAGCAAGCCCTGGAAATGAGTGCCGCCGTCTGCAGCGTCGGGCTATTTCCGCTGCGCAAGTAGTAGACCTGGCGAACGGAGATTTGGTTCTTCGTCGTATTCACCAGAGATCCGACGCTGATGTCGTGCTCCTTCATGAAGCGGTACAAACGGGTACGCTGCATGGTGCACATACTTGCATACTGCAAATCGTTGCGTCAAGTAAATCCTTGCCGATCGCGAAAGACGGTCGTATCTTTCAGTCACGTTGAAGAGTCAGGTGCAGATGCCGCCGCGGGACCTCGCGCCGTTCTACGAGCTCGGTCAGGCGATCAAAGAGGCTCGGAACGCAAGAGGGGTCACTCAACGTGAGCTTGCTGAAAACGCCGGGATGAGCCTCCGGCAAGTCGCCTTAGTTGAGGCTGGCGAAAACGTCTCCCTTTCGTTCATCGAGAAGATCGTCGATTACCTCGACATTCGGGAGCTTCCGCTGGGGCGCGCACTGGTGCGCGTGAAGCGCGGCGAGGCGAAGAAGCTCAACGCGCTGGCAAAGGACGCGCGAATCCTCGCGAGCAACATCGCGCAGTTGCTCCTCGCCGTGAAGTTTCGCGAGGACGACCAGGGCGGCATGATCGTCGAGACTCAGCGCGCCGCGTCAGCGAGTTGGGCTGACGATCTGATCGGCCGCTTCGAGCAGCTGCATCCAGACGCGAAGCAAATTTTCCTTGATCACATCGCCACCCAGCATCGGCTGGCGGACGTCGCGACTCCAGCTTCGTCAGCCAGCGCAGGCAGGCGATCAGCGTCCAGAAAACGAGGAGCCAGTGGATCATCGAGACGCGGCTAGTGAGGTCATTATTGCTGCACTCAAACAGGCCGAGGCGTGGATGTCGCCGATCGGCGGCGGCGCTGATGCCGCGGTGTCCGCGTGCATTCAGCGTGCGCGAGCGGTAGCGCGGGCCGATCCGGAAATGTCCCTCGCACTGACGCGGCTGGCTGTGGCCGCCGCCGGCCATCTTGATGACAAGCCTGCATCACTCTTGCTTCGGTCGAACGCTTGGCGTGAGCACGCTGAATCACTCGCTTTCGTGGGCCTTCACGATGAAGCGATGGGCGCGGTGATGACGGCTCACGAGCATCTGGCGAGCGCCGGGTCGCCGCCATTCGATCACGCGAGGTTGATCCTTACGCATGCGAACGTGCTCCAACAAGTGAGGCGAGGGCTGGAGGTGATTTTTCAGGTACGTGAGGCTGCGAAGATTTTTCTTGGCCTTGGCGAGAAGCAACAGTTCGTGAATGCCAGGATGATCGAGGCGGTTATCCTTAACCAGGCAGGACGCGCGGCTGAAGCCCTGGCAGTTTGGCGCGATCTCGCGCGGGACCTGGGCGAAGACACCGACGTCAAGAGTGCAGCGGCCTTCGGGGTGATGTTTTCCACGATCGCGATCTCGTTCAGAATGCTCGGAGACTTTGCCGGAGCTCGGGCCTACTACTTGCGCGCGAGGGAGCGGTTCACTTCCTGTGGCCAAACAGCTGACGCCGTGAAATCGGAGTGGGGCGTGGCGAAGGTGCTGATGGCGGAAGGCGACCTTCGTGGGGCCTGCGAACTACTTCAACGCGTCGCTACGCAATTTGCCGCACTGTCCATGCGTCTCGACGAGGCGCTCTGTGAGCTTGATCGAGTTGACGTGCTGCTCGCTCTAGACCGCGGCAGAGAGGCGCGACGCGTGAGCCGCCGAATCATGCGAGCGTTCGAAGACGCCGGCATGAATCGCGAGGTGCTGAGAGCTCTTGCTAACCTTCAGGAATCATTTGTCAGGAGATCTCCGGAAGGAATTCGACAAGCGGTGATTCCGCATGTGCGTCAGTTCATCGAAGCATCAAAAACCAGAGCGGCGGTCCGTTACGAGCCGCCGCTCTGATCCCAAGATATGTCGCTACGGTCGAGGGAAGGTGGGCTCGTCCGCGGGAGACGGCAGCAGCTTTTTGACGAGATGAATGAGCTTAGCAAACACCCCCGTTTCGCCAGTGTCTCGCCGCGGTGCCGCGGCCGCGATGTTGGCAGAGAACAGAACAACGAGTAGAAGTGCGGAAATACGGCCCTTGGACTTGAACATGAAACGCCTCCTGTCAGTTGCCGGTCGCGGCTGGATTGCCGGCCGGAACATCCTTTATAGACACGAAGGCGCCTTCTTAGAGGAGAGGATTTGGGGGGCACTTCCCCTACCCGCGAAGTTGATGGGCATCGACTACACTCCACCGAAACCGTAGAAGGAAGAGAACGTTGAGATATCTACTCACGGCATCGGTCGTCGCTCTTGTCTTGGCTGGCTGCGCAACTTCGTACCAAAGCCATGGAGCCACCGGCGGCTACTCGGATACGCAGCTCAGTCCGCGGAGCTACCAGATTCGCTTCCAGGGCAACGGATTCACGCGCAACGACCGGGTTTCTGTCTTCATGCTGCGGCGTGCCGCCGAGATCGCGCTCGAACACGGCTTTCGTTACTTCGTACTCACCAGTCAGCAGACCCAAACGTCCTACTCGCGTGGTGGCGGCTTCGACGCGAATTTCCCCAATCAGTCGGCAGTCGTGCGGTTCCTCGATAACGCAGGCGACGATCCTACCTCCGCGGACGCGGTGACCGTCATCAAGGAAACGGACGCTGAAGCGAATGGGGTGTTGACTGAGAAGGCTCGCGGCACTCTCGCGAAGTTTACGTCTCGCTGAATCGGCCATGAAATAGTTCCACCCGCTCTTCGCCGTTACAATTCCAATCGTGGCGGGATCTCCGGGGGGAAGCGATCGATCACCGTGGCTGGCTGCGCCGCTGCGGACGGTCTCAGAAGTTGCGAAACGCCTGCACGTGTCGGCCGACATGGTCGCGGCATATTACGAAACTCGCGAGCTCGTCGGCGTCGACATGAGTCTCGATGGCCCGTGCCGCTCATCGTTCCGCTGTGAGAAGTGCCAGGCGCGCGTGAGCGTTCAGCGCCGCTTCGAAAGCCGGAAGATCAAATGTCCGATCGACGGAGCCGTGATGACGCCGCCGCGCTGGCGTCGTAAAGAGCTGCGATTTCGCGACGAGGACGTTGATCGCTTCCTGGAAGAACGCTTCCGCCAGTCGGCGATCGCGGCCGCTCGCGAGGCTGTTCAGCGGCCAAACTGACCAGTTCGCGAAAAAAAGTGTCGCTGGAATCGCCTGAGCCGCTGGAGTCGATGAACTCCTACCCAACCTCGCAGTCAAGCCCTACCGTGAGCACCGTGATTGTTCTGAGTCTCGTGTGTTGAGCTTCGGTTGAAGTGGCGGGCGCCGGGCGGCGCCCGCCTGAACTCGGGTGGGAGGGTGTGATGAAGCGAGGGTTCATGGGATCCGTTTCTGGAGGCACATCGTTCGTCGTGGCGGTGTGCCTTTCTCTTTTGATCAGCACTGCGGCGATCGCGCAGCCGGTGCCGTCGAAGATGATCGTGCTCGCAGGCGGCGGCCTGTACACGACTGACATCGGCGTGACGGCGCCGCGCGCTGCTACGACGTCGACGAACCTGACGCTGAGCCAGTGCCAGGGGACACCGATCAGCGTGGGCCCAGGCGGCTCGCGCTACTTCGAGGATGCGACGCGCACGATCTTCTGCGGCGGCCAGCCGGACTATTCGCTCGTCGCGGCGCCCGCGTCGGACGCGGTGATCCTCGCGTCGATCGACAAGTGGGCGGCCGACGCGAAGGCCCAGGCGGAGACGGAGCTCGCCGGCGAGCAGCACAAGAGTTTTCGCGAGGCGTACATCGCTCTCGTCGAAGAGCAGCGCGTGGCCAAGCACGCACTCGCCGAGTGGAGCGTCTACTCGATGCTGCACTTCAGCGACGGGAAGACGGAGTCGAGCTACAAGGTGCCGGCCCTCGGCGCCGCGGTGCCAGGTCAGGAGACAACGATCGGCCTCGATGAGGCGCTGACGAATAGCGACCGCCAGCAGCTCCGCGCGCTGTGCGGATTTCCGGGCAGCGAGGGAACGATCGAGGTGACGTTCTACGGGCCCGACGGCGAGAAGCTGAACGAGATCCCTGAACGCGTGAGCTGCCAGGCGCCGATCACGCTCCAGACATTCAAGACGCAGTTTCAGAGCGGGCATGCGGTGATCCGCTCGGTGAAGTCGAACTTCGGCGTTCCGAATTGCTCCTTCTGCGCGGCCGCGAATGTGTACGGCGCGCTGGTCAACTCGACGTCGACGAACGGCAACGCGCGCGTGCTGCCGTTCTAGGTGTTGCCTCGCGCACATCCGCCGGGCGCTTTTCAGCGCCGCGGCGGATGAGTGGGAGGCAACACCATGACACGACTCTTCATCATCCTGGCGATCGCCGCGATCGCATCCTTCACCCTGTTGGGCTGCGCAAGCTCCGGCAACGCGCCACAGATCAATCCGGATGCTCGCGCTGCGATCGAGGTGGCACGCTCGATCGGCCGCGCCGGCATCACGATCGCGCTCCAGCAGCACGGAGTTCCGGCAAGCGTGACGACGCTCGCCCTGGCGGAGCTCGACGCTTCTGTCATCAATCCCGCGCTCGACGGCGGCACGTTCAGTCTGGCCGCGGATCCCGCCGCATGGAAGCCGGTTCGCGATGAGCTGGTCAGTCGAGCCTCGGCGAGCCTGGTCAAGTCGGCGACGTCGAACGGCGTGCCGCTCCTGGATGAGGCAACGGCCAAGGTGCTCGTCGGCACGTTCATCGACACGATCGCCGCGCAGGTCAAAGCGCTCACGCCTCCGAAGGCGCACACCGAACAGCTCTAAGCCTCGTTCGCGTCGCTGCTGCCGTCCGGTCGCGAGAGGGCGGGCGTGACGGGTGGTCGCGCAAGCGGCAGCGCGACGCGAACGTGATTCACCGTCCGGAGAATCCCACGATGAACATGACCAAGCACTTCCTCGGCAGCAAGATCAACGTGACGGCGATCCTCGTCGCCATCATCAGCATCGCCACGTTGGCCGACAAGCTGCCGCCGAAACTCGCGCACCTGGCGCCGTGGTTCACGTTCGCCGGCGCCGCGGCGATGGTGATCTTCCGGACGTTCTATACGACGAACACCGACGCCGGCGCGCCCGATACGCTGACGTTCGCCGGCAAGCCGCCGCTCAAACCGCTGCTGTCGATCGCCGCCGTGATCGCGGCGCTCTTCTGCGGCAATAGCTGCGCGAGCGTCGACGTCGATCACGTGCGGTACCGCGCGTGCCTGTTCGACCGCAACCAGGCGCACGGTCTTTTCCTCACCGGTGAGGTCGTGGCGAAGGATGCCGATCAGCGCCTGCGCTTCCGCTACGACGATCCGGAGTGGGGCGATCACGACGACCCGCAGGATCCGCGTCACGGCTTCATCTGGGTTTCGACCGATGACCAGCAGCGCGTGGTGCGGCGTTGCGAGGCTGCTTCTCCGTTCCGGGATCTCGACGCGTCGAGGCAGCGGTGAACCGCGTGCGCGGCATGAGTGCGGAGCGTGGAGTGGAAATGACCCGAACAGTGGAGACGAAAAAGGTGTCGCTCATCGGCCAGGCCATGACCACCTATCACAACTCCGACGCTGCGGTCCGCCACTTCACGCGCTGCGCTCTTGCGGCGCTCGCGTTTCCGCTGGGTGCAGCTGTGAAGTTCATCTGGAACTGAAGGGAGAGCGCGACTGTGCCGGATTGGCTGATCCAGACGTTACTCGCCGCAGCGCTCGCCGTGGCCGCGTGGTTTCTGCGCAGCCTGCGCAACGACGTGGACACCATCAAGCTGGACCTGGCGAAGAACTACGTCACCCATAAGCAGCTGCGCGGGCTGCGCAACGATGTGCGTCAAGCGCTGCAGATGATGAATTACCTGCAGATCGAGCTGGCGCGTCACTTCAAGTTCAAACCGTTCGTTGCCGCGCCGGATCCGGGCAGCGAGTTCGATCAGGAGTCCGATCGCGATGGCGACTAGTCGCAAAGGCAGGAAGCCGGCGGCGAAGCCGCGCGCGAAAAAGACGCGCGGCAATCCGGACGGTCCGGCCGTGATCGGCCGGCGCAATCACAGCACCGTCGACGATTCGCCGGACCTCCGGAAGATCGTCACCGACCTCTATTACGCGCAGCCGAAGTGGTCGATCGAGCAGAAGCTCGAATGGATCCACGAAGAGCATCCGGAGTTCGGGCATCTGAGCTGGTCGGCGCTGCAACGCTGGTACGACAAGTTCGAGCGGCACATCGTCGAGCAGGACACGATGCTGAGTCTCGCCCGAGCGCTCAAAGCGAGCATCGAAGAGGACGGGCTGATGCTGACCAGCGTCGCTGGCGAGCTGGCCCAGGCGACGGTGTTCGAAAAACTGCTCAGCGGCGACGCTCTGGGCAAGGACGACCTGCTGAAGATCAACATGCAGTCGCGCCTCAACTCGTCGGCGGCCTCGCGCGAGCGGGCGCGGCGCTCGGTGGAGAAAGACATCCGCCGCGGCGCGATGCGCGTGAAAGACGATCTCCGGAAAGAGCTCAAGGGACATCCGGAGCTCGCCGAGAAGCTGGCGAAGATCGTCGATGGCCGCACCGATGAAATCGTTCAGGAGGCGACGCGCCGATGAGCAGCGACCGCCTCCTGGAGGACATCATCGATCGGCCGAAGTCGCGCGGCCGCGCGGCTGAAGCGTCGAAGAAACCGAAGCGCTCGCTCGAGCGTTTCCTCCAGGAGGAGATCCACACCGACTCCGGTCTCTTCTCGTTCAAAGGTCACGAGCCGCTGCTCTACATCGTCCGGCTGATCGAGCGGTTGATCGTCGATCAAGTGTGCGACGCGCGGATGGCGATCGTGAAGGCCGAGCAGATCGGCTTCTCGACGCTGGCGATCGGTGTGGCGCTGTGGGCGGTCGCGGAGCTCGGCTACAACGTCGGCTACTTCTTCCCCGACGACAAGATGGCCAGCGAGTTCGGCGCGGCGCGCTTCAATCCGACGATCGAGCGCTCGCTCTTCCTGGCCGGCCGGATGAAAGACGCCGGCGTCGACCGCGGAGTACTCAAAGAACTCGGCGACGGGAAGTATCTCTACCTCAAAGGTCTCGCCACGCTCAAAGGTGCGATCGCCAATCCGCAGGACCTGCAGCTCCTCGACGAGTTCGACCAGATCCCCGCCAACGTCGCGCGCTGGACCAAGGGGCGCATGACGCATTCGAAGCTGCGCGTCGCCATCCGCTTCTCAGCTCCCTACGCGGACGGCGCCGGCATTCACAAGGCGTTCGATGACGGCTCGCAGCGGCGCCTTCTCGTCAAGTGCGTATCGTGCGGCCGCGCGGACATCTGTCTCGAGGAGTCGTTCCCCGACTGCATGAAGGTGTTCAACGGCACATGGGTGCGCGTCTGCCCCGGCTGCCACAAGAAGCTCGACATCGTTGGCAACTCAGAGTGGGTTGCCACGCATCCGAAGCGGGAAAAAGACGGACTGTATTCGTTCCGGATCTCCGCGCTGGCGATGGGCGCGATCGACGCGAATCTCATCATGAAGGATTACCTGACCGCGGTCGAAAGCGGGGATCCGGATGAGATGGCGATCTTCGACCGCTCGAAGCGAGGCTTTCCGAACGCCGGCGCGATGCAGCCGATCGGCGACGTCGAGCTGCGGCGAATGGAGCGCGACTACGTGCTCAAGCTCGAGCGCACCTCTCGCCCGATCTTCTTCGGCGTCGACGCCGGCAACGCGTGTTGGTTCTGGGCCGAGGAGTTTCTGGCGGATGGAACGCGCCGCCTGGCGTGGGCCGAGAAGATGAACTCGGACTCGTGGGTGGAGCGGACAACGCAGCTCATCGAAAAGCTGCAGCCGCGCTTCGGCGTCATTGACAAGAAGCCGCTGCTCACCGATTCGCGGAAGCTCGCGTACCGCTTTCCGAAGAACGTCGCGCTGCTCGACTTCGCCAACGGGCACGAGCTCACGATGATCGAAGAGCAGCTCGTCGAGGAAGACACGATCGGGGGGGCTCAGAATCCGCGCGGTCCGAAATACCTCTGCGTGAAGGTCGACCGCAACGTTGCCCTGGCGAAGTTCTGCGCCGAGTCGACGCATCCCGATCACGGCCTGCTGCTGCCGAACGAGCGGACGCGCACGATGGAGCTCGTTGCCGATCACCTCAAGAACCTCCGCAAGGTTCCGACCAAGAGCGCGGCCGGCAACGAGATCCACAACTTCATCGACGGCGTCGAGAATCACTTCGGCATGGCCGGCATGTCGGCCGTGCTGGCGCGCCTGGTCGCGCCGTCGATCCAGCCCTTCGCGTTCTTCAGCGCCGACGACGTCGCCGACACACATGGCGGCCGCGATGATGATGACCACTACCTGCGGAGCTTCGTCTGATGCCGCAGACATCGCTTGTCGTCGACGCTTACGGCCGCCGCTTCGATTACGAAGCGATGCCGCAGGCCACGGTCTCACCGATCGGCCGCGACTACGATCAGTTCTCCAATCGCCGGATCCAGGATGAGATCAAGCCGGAGTTCATCGCCATGGCGATCGCCGGGCGGCTCTCGGTTTCACAGACGCAACTCCTTTGCCAGCGCGTGCTCGACAACGACTCGCATTTCGCCGGCGCCTGGCGCGACTACAGCGACTCGATCTCCGGCAACGACTGGGAGGTCGTGCCGCGCGATAAGCAGAGCCGCGCCGACAAGCGCATGGCAGCGAAGGTGGCCGCGGATCTTCAGGAACAGCTCACCGATCTGCCGGTGGGGGAAATGATCAGCGCGCTCCTGTGGGGCGATTACGGGCCGTTCGGCTGGGCCGAGAACGTATGGGACCTGGCGACGAAGGATCTCAAGGGGTGGGAGCTGCCGGACGTCGTCCGCCAGTACTGGGATCCGATGAACTCGACGCTGCGAGTGCTCACCAAAGCGCAGCCGTCATTCGGCGAGGAGCTCGCGGCGAATATGTGGGTTATCCACAGCGCGAAGATCCGGCCTGGTTCGCCGCGCCAAGGCGGAACGTGGAAGTCGATCCTGTGGGACTACGCGTGGAAGCACTACTCGATGGCCAACTGGCTCGAGCTCTCCGACGTCTGGGGTCTGCCGCAGATCCTCGCATTCATTGAAGATCCGAAGGATCGTGACGCCGTTCTCATCGCCTTGCGCAAGCTGGGTCGGAGCGCGAAGGGCGCGTTCCCGAAAGGGACCGAGGTTCGCATCGAAGATGCGAGCAGCTCCGGCACTGTCGACATCTTCGAGAAGATGGTCTCGCGCTGCGACGACAACGCCTCGATCATCTTCACCGGGCACGATCTGATCACGCGAGCGAAAGCCGGAACCGGAACGCTGGCCGGCAAGGGGGCGCAGCGCGTCGCGGAGAAGTTGATCAAACGCGGATCGCGCGGCGTGATGGAAACCTTCCGGCGCGACGTCGTGAAGGTCCGGGCGACACTCAAGTTCGGCTACGACGTGGCGATGGAGTTCTGCCCCACGTGGAAGCTCAAGTTCGAACCGCCGATCGACGTCATTGCCCGCGGCCGCTCGATGGTGATGGTGAACTCGCTCCTGGCAGCGACCGGCGACGCGATCGATCCGCAGCAGATCCAGGAGGAGTTCGGGATCGCGAAGATCGTCAAACGCGTCGCCGCGCCGGGCGCCGACACCGTTCCGGCAGACAACGCAAGCGACACCGACGCGCAGGACGCCGAGGCGCTCGACGCTTCGCGGCGGCCTCGCCGGCGAGTTGCCGCCGCGGTGCCAGTGCCGGCTGCACACCCGCTGAAAACGCACGAGGACGTCGAGCGTGTCGGCGCGGCGCTGGCGCAGCGGCAGTTCGCGGCCGCCGGCGCTGACATCCACGACATCATCAACAGCGACATCCCCCTCGAGGAGATGGCCGCGGCGCTTTGGGAGTCGTATCCGGACATCGGCAAGCCGCGCAAGTTCGCATCGCTCGCGCGCGACGTGATGGTGACCAACGCCGTCATCGGCGTCGCCGACGTGCACCAGGAGGTGGCCAGTGCCGACTCCTAGCCTCCAGCGGATGGATCGCTTTTTCAGCGAGGCGGTCGCGTATCACCGCTCGCGTGTGCCGATGACCGATGCGGCGGTGGCGAAACTCTCCTCTGATGCTCGGCTGCGTTCGTTCTACGTCAGCGGTCTCGCGCGCCAGGCTGAGGTCGTAGCGACGCATCGCATGATCGACGACGCGCTGCGCAACGGCACCACGCCCGCGCAGTTCCGCGCCGACTACGCGAAAGCGGCGGCCGCCAACGGCGGATCGATCCTTCCGGTCGCGCGGCAGAACCTCGTCATTCGCCAGGCGACAGCGGTCGCCTACTCGAGCGCGCGCATCGAGAAGATGCGCGCCGTCGCGGATCAGCGCCCGATCTGGATGTATCCGCTCGGGCCGAGCGATGCGAAGACCACCGCGATTTGCTTCAGCCTCCAGGGATTCATGGCCGAAGCGGATTGGCCCGGGTGGAACCACATCGCGCCGCCGAACCACTTCAACGAACGACACCTCGCGCTCGTGTCGATGACGCGCGAGCAGGCTGCCGCCTTCGCAGAGAAGGGCGGCAAGGTGATCTTGACCTCCGAAGATGAGGAGTACGCCGTCATCGAAGGCACGCAAATGATCCCCGACGCCGGCTTCGACATGCAGCCGTCGCTGCTCGCGACCGATGGCCGGCAACTGATCGAGGAGCTCACGAAGCTCACCAGCGAGCTGACCGCTGGCGACGCGGAGACCTACAGCCTCGGGCCGCTCGGCGAGATGGCGGCCGAGGAAATCGTCGAGGCGCCGGAGCTCGCGGCCGCGGCCGACGCGGAAGAGGGGTGGGAGGCGCTGCGCGAGGCCACCGGCATGCCGGACGAGCTGGAGTCGACGTTCGTGCCCGACATGTTCGGCGACGGCGCCGTCGTCAACCGCGGCAGCTATGACGCGATCTTCGGCGACACCGAGCCAGAGCTGGCGGCGCTGCTGCCGGATCTGCTGACCGAGCCGGCTGAAGTGTGGTTCGTTCCATTTGCAACCGATGAAGGCGTCGAGGTGGTCAAGCGATTCTTCGGCGCGTTCGATGTCGCCGGCGAGACGGTCTGGATCTGGGCCGACCAGGCGCCGAGCGGCTGGATCGCGCGGGGCGGGGTGAGCTCGGCTGCCGAGATCGAAAAGCTTCGGAAGGGGTACCTGGTCTTTTCAAAAGCGCCGCGGACGACGAAAGCGGCGCGGGATGCGTCAAAAACGGCGTATCCGGGCGCTCCGGCAATCAGCGTGGCAGCGGTGGCGCTGGATGCCGCGTTCGCGCCGCACGCGAGCGTTTAGGTGGGTTTTAGGTGGGTTTTGATCGATGACTACGGGGGTGGGTGTGCAGGGTGATCGGAAATCGGCCGTTGCGAGCGTCGGAGGGGGGCTGTCGATCGCCGTCGGCCCGTGGCAGCTCATCGCCGCCGATCGGAAGCTCGCGGCCGAGGCGCTGGGCGGCGATCCGCCGACCGAGCTGCTCCTTCTTCCCTCGCCCGTCTGGGTGCTGGAAGACATCACCCTCAACACGCCGAAGGCCGCCCTCGAGCTGGTCGTCGCGGAGATCGGCGAGCGCGGCATCGACATTCATTGCGACTATCACCATCAGTCGCTCTATGCCGCGAAGACTGGCATTCAGGCGCCGGCGGCCGGCTGGGCCCCGTATTCGGGATTCAGGATTGACGGGCAGGGTCTTTGGGCGACCGGGATCCGGTGGACGGCAACGGCGGACAGTTACCTGCGGAAGGGCGAGTACCGGTACTTCTCGCCGGTCGTCTACTTCGAGGACAAGACGCTGATCGTCACCTCGCTCGACTCCTGGGCGCTCACCAACACACCGCGAACCAACGACCAGCCGCCATTGACGGCCGCGCTGGCCGCAGCACGATTCGAATCACGCCGCCTGGCGGCATCAATGGGAGGAACGATGGAAAAGTGGGTTTCGATTCTCATCAATTTTCTGGACAGCCTGTGGTGCCACAGCCCCGACGAGCTGCTCGGGCACATCGACAAGGCGCGCGCCAAGTTCGTCGAAGTGATGGCCGAGGGCGCGGATCCGGCAGCCGCGTCATCGGAATTCGCGAAGTCGCTGCCGAAGAACGCCACGATCCTGCAGGCGCTCATCGCCGGCGGTCTCGAGATCCCGGAAGGCGTCGTGCAGCTCGCGGCCGCCAAGATCGCCGCCGAGTCGGACGACGTCCCGGAGAACCTGCTGACGATCGTCGGCATGGAGAAGGGCACCAAGCGTGCGGCGTTCGCCGCGGCCCTGGTGGGTCTGATGACCGAGCGCGTTCCGCGCAGCGAGCTCGATGCGGCGCGAGCCGAGATCGCGGCCGCGCGGGTGAACGACGAGAAGACGAAGGTCGATAGCCTGCTCGTCAAGTTCGCCGATCGCTTCAACGAGAGTGAGGCGCCGGAGCTCCGCCGCATCGCGGCTTCGAGCCCGGAAAACTTCGCCGCGATCGAAGCGAACCTCTCCAAGCGCCAGCCCGTCGTTCGGGTCTCGGCCAGCCGCGAGACTGCGCCGCCGGCGCCGCAACTGAAGGCCGCGGGCGCACGCACGATGCAGATCGCCGGCGAGACGCGCTCGGTGACGGAAGACGGCGCCGCCAACCACGAAGCGACGATGGCGATCCTGGCCGAAAAGGAATGGCCGGTCAGCCGCTACAACGAGGCCAACGATCTGCGCAAAGCCGCTGAGCGGGCTGCGGCGAACAAAGCCGCCGCGGTGTAACCCAAAAAGAACCGACAACAAACCGGATAACGGAGGAAGCAAATGCCTAACTTTTCAATCGCTGCTGAAATCGATTTACTGAGCTTGACGCGCGTTCCGACCGCCGCGCTGGCGCGCGGCCTGTTCGCCGGGGAGAACGGCAATCCGATCGGCGCCGGCGCGCGCGCACTCGGCATCTCTCGCTTCGGCGATCTCTCGACGGCCGACGTCGCCGCCGGCAAGGAGGCGACCATCGGCGTCGAGGGCGTGTTCCCTCTCATCGTCGGAACGGCGTTCGCCAAAGGCGCGGAGATCGCGGCCGACGCCAACGGGAAAGGCATCACCGCGGTCGCCGGCAACTATGTCAACGCGATCGCCGAAGAGCAGGGCGTGACCGCTGGCGACGTCGTGATGGTGCGACGCGTCCAGTACAAGATCTGAGGTTCTCCAACAACGCATTCGTTTCGCTCATCAAGGGCGGGAAACTGGGAGGGTGTGAGATGGGCAAGGTACTTTTGGCGGCCGACAAGCTCGGCAACCTGCGGCAGGTGGATCCGCACATCACGGCGCTGGCCAACGGCTATCGCGCGCCGAAGCTTCAGGGCATCAAGGACATCTATCCGATCGTCCGCTCGCCCAAGGAAGCGGGCAAATACACGAACTGGTCTCCGGACCCGTACATCCCGATCGACAAGCTGCGCATCGGCATGGGCGCGAAACGCCTGCGCATCGATGTGAACAACTCGAGCGGCACGTTCGCTACCGCGCAGTACGAGGTCGAGGTGGCCATCCTCGACCGCGAGCTAAAGGAAATCAGCGAGGACGATCGCGAGACGTATGTCGAGAAGAAGTCCCTCCGCGGCGAGCGCGTCGTGCAGCTCGGCATGGAGGTCGCTGTGGCCACGCGGCTGCAGAACGCGGCCAACTATGCGTCTGGCTACGTGACCACGCTGGCCGGCGGTAATCTCTTCAGCGACTACACCAACTCCGATCCGATCGCGCTCCTCAGCCCGTACATCACGCGCGTCGCGCTCTCGTGCGGTCTCGACGAGGAGGATATGGGCGTGTGGTTCTCGCCGATCGCCTGGCTCACCTTCAAGAACCATCCGAAGGTGCTCAACCGCGCGGTTGGCACTACCGGCAAAGAGCCGAGCAAGGAGCGGATCGCCGAGATCCTCGGCACGAAGAAGGTCGACAAGCTGGTGTCGTCCTACTTTGTGACGATCGACGAGACCACGCCCGACAACAACGTCGCGGCGCGCGTCTGGAACGACTGCATCATCATCGGCCCGCCGGCGCCGGCGCAGTCGGATCCCGACACTCCGCTTCCCGGCGCGGTCGTTCGTCACGATGAGTTCCCCGAGGTCGAGGAGTACATCGATCAGACCGTGGGCGGCGGTCCGGCCACGGTCAAGGTGACCAAGGACAACTGGGGCGTGACGCAGATCTCCCAGAAGCGCCTGGTGCTCATCAAGAACGTGACGGGTCAGGCCGAGGTCTCGTAGCTCCTGCTCCTTTTTCCGGTGCAGGTGCGGCGCTACGCATGGCCGCACCTCGCACCCTCACCGCTTCAAGACGAATCTGAGGAGAGAAGTCATGGCAAAGAAGAAAGAGGGCGAGGTTGCTGACGTCGTCTTCGAGGTTATCCACGGAACCGTGTCGTTCAGCGCCACCGACGTTCGCAAGGTCGGCGACGAGATCAACGAGAAGGAGCTCGACCCGCGTCTCAAGCAGATGCTGCTCGGCGACGGGATGATCCGCGATACGGCAGCGCCGCTCTCGCCGGCGCAGGTCGGTGAGAAGGTCGTCGATCGTCTGATCGGCCTGGCGCAGAGGCTGGGCCTCATCACCAACGAGGGTTCGACCTACTCGTTCGCCGGCAACGACTACAAGGGACTCGACGCGCTCCGCGCGGCGGCAACCGTCGACGCCGTCGAGACGGCGATCGCCGACGCATTCGCCAAGAAGCAGGCGGCGATCGACGAGCTGACCGCGAAGTAGCCAAAGGACGATCGCCGCCATGTCATCCGCCTATGGAATCGTGCCGCAAGACCTCCTGCGGCGTTTCGACGCCGACCAGTTGACGAAGATCACGGTCGATCAGCCGCCGTATACCAGCGGTCCGGATTGGACTGTGGTCGACGCCAGGATCAGCGAGGCGGAGGCGGACATCCACATGGCGGCGAGTGCGTACTACGCGACGCCGATCGTCGCGCGTGACAGCGCGACGACGGCAGAGGCCGAGGAGCTGCAGAGCTACATCATCGGGAAGGTCCTCGATCTCACGATGTACAAGCTCCTGCAGCGCCGGCCGCAGATCCTCAACGCCGGCGATCGCTCGACCTACTACGCCAGCATCAAGAAGGCGAACGACGCCTGGCTGCTGATCATCTCCGGCGATTCAAAGAACCGCCAGACGCTCGGCGTGGCCAAGCCGCGCGACGTTGCCATTCCGTCCGGCGCCGAAGCGTGGGCCGAGAGCGATGAGCCGCGGGTCACCCGCACGAACCTCGGAGGGTTCATCTGATGGCGAGCGGACTGACGACGACCGGCTTCGAATCGATCGAAGCGATGCTGGTCAAGGCGCGCGAGCGCGGGCAGAACCTGCAGCCCGTCTGGCTCGACTTCGGCGAGGAGGTGATTCTCCAGACGCAGATCCGGGCCGCGGGCGGAGTCGCTCCGGACGGAACGCCGTGGCCGGTCTCCGCGCGTGCTGCCGGCGTCGGTCGTCACACGCTCAATCGCACCGGCAACACGCTCAATCGCACCGGCAAGATGATCGCGTCGGCCACCTATGACTACACAGCCCACGAGTTTTCTTTGTACTCGGACGACATCCGTGCGGCCGTTCATCAGGAAGGAAAGACGATCTATCCGAAGCCTGGTCATAAGGCGCTCGCCATCCCACTGACCGATGCGATCGCGAACAGCTACAAGGCCGGGGTCTCGATTCGAGATCAGTATCCGAACGCGTTTCTGTTCGTCAGCGAGATGGGGAACGCGTTCCTGGCGCAGCGGCTCGAAGGCGGCGAGCTGGAGTTCCTGTTCCAGCTCGTTTCGTCGATCACTGAGCCGGAGCGGCCGTGGCTCGGCTACGCGCCGGCCGACATCGCCTACTTCGAAGGGCGGGTCATTCAGCACTACGGGATGTTCGATTCCGGAGGGTCAGCGTGACGCCATGGGGATCGGACTGGTTCACATCATCTTCATCGCCGCGGCCGCGATGCCGCCAGCGGCTTGCGATCCGGCGACATCCGTCCACTGGGCGTGCTGGGAGGGAGTGGAAATGCAACTGACCGAGGAGCTGCGCGACGACTACGAAAAGAAGTTCGCCGCGTGCCAGCTCGCCGACGCGCGCAAGGCCGAGGTCGAGGCCACGATCACGCGGATGATGAAGCACCGCGACCGGTACGAGAAGGTCTCGGCCAGGACAAACGTGCCGTGGTACGTCGTCGCGCTGATCCACACGATGGAGTGCGACGGCAACTTCAACTGCCATCTCCACAACGGGGATCCGCTCACCGCGCGCACGGTCAACGAGCCGAAGAAGCGGCCGCTCACCGGCAAGCCGCCGTTCGGATGGGAGGAGAGCGCGGTCGACGCGCTCCGCTTCGAGCACTTCGACGTCTGGACCGACTGGACGATCGCCGGCACGCTCTACGAGTTCGAGCGCTACAACGGCTTCGGCTACCGCGCGCATAGCGTCGCCTCGCCGTACCTGTGGGGCGGTTCGCAGATCTACGCGCGCGGCAAGTTCACGAGCGATCGCGTTTTCGATCCGCGGGCGATTTCCGGACAGACCGGCGCGGCCGTGCTGCTGCGGCGGATGCTCGATCAGCACCTGGTCGAGCTGCCGATCGGCAGTCAATCGGCTGCTGATCAGCCGCCGATCGGAGGCTCGAAGTGACCTCTGTTCAGCGCGAGGATCTCAAACGGCTTGATGGTCGAATCGTTATCGACGACGACAACGTATCCGATGTCCAGCAGGTCGCGGAGGTGCGCGTGGTCGAGGTGCGGTTTGTGGGGAAACAACACGACGCGCGCCAGCATCGCCGGGTGCGTCGCGAGAGCTTCAAAATGGTCAGTCGTTATCTGGATGGCCAGCCGGTTGGCGGGGATACCGGTTTGCCGGATGACGTCATCGAGCAAGCGCCTTATCGTCAACAAAGGATCGCTGTTGGCCTCGATCCATCGTTTGTCCTCAGGCCAGTTCGCGTGGATCGCGAGCGATCCGAATCGCATGTCTGCGGGCAGCATCATCAGCCCATCGTAGCAGGAGCGGCGCGTGGCTGAGCTCCGCTTCTCGCAGTTCTTCCTCGTCGACGCGCCGACGCGCGTTCGCGCGTTCATGAGTGAGACGCAGCTGCCGCTCATCACGACGGCTGACTCGCTCCACGATGCGATGAACAGCGAAGGGCTGCTGCTGCCGGGCGTGTTCGGGATCCACGCGCGGATGCCGAACAGGATGGTCGACGGCCGCCGACGCATCACGGTGGGGAGCCGGAGGAAGCTCTACAAATTTCAGCCGGTGTTTTCGATCGTCACCGAGAGCTACGCATCGTCGACGGAAGACGGCCGCGTCGGCGGATGGGACCTCTGCCAGGACGTCGCGAACATCTTCGACGGCTGGAGAGCGCCGGGAATGATCAGCCCATTCAACGTCATCGACATCGCCTTCGTTGGGCGCGGCTTCGACGTCGCGCGCGTTCAGCATCAGATCGTCCTCGAGGGAGATACGGAGATGTTCACCACGCCGCCGCTTTAACGCACACCATCAATTTCGATTGGAGGAACTTGAATCATGAGCGAAACCGCCACCACCGCACCCGCGTCGATCGACACCGCCGCTCCGGCTGCAGACGAAGCCGAGAACGTGTGGTTGCTGTACGTCGATGACGAGAAGAATCCCGGGCCGAAGGAGTTCGTGATGCACGGCCCCAATCTCTACTTCCGCCGCGGCGCTCTGACCGGACCGGTCACCGCCACCGTCGCCGGCATCGTCACCGACAGGAAAAAGCCGCCGCTGATTGTCATCGCGTCGGAGGAGTACATCATGGAGCACCGCGCGGGCGATGCGGTGACGCCAAACGTCGCGGCCGGCGAGAAGAAGCCGGACGACCCCAGCAGCGCCGGAACGACGTCAACATCGAACGGTAGCGCCGGCGGAGAAGGCGAGCAGGCCGGAACCGGATCCACGGCGCCGGCGGATACGAAGCCGACGGCGGCGCCGGCGACCGCACGCAAAGGAAGACCGGGGACGACGCTCGTCACGGGATAGCTGTTCAACAACCAACAGCCTGGCGGCCGCCACGTGGCGGCTGGTGGGAGTGAAGCGAGGGAGGCCAGATGATTCTCAACAACGACGTACAAGTGCAGCTCTTTCGTCAGCTCGTGGCCGGCACCGTGCCGGGTACTCCGAACGGGATCCTCGTCCCGCGCGGATCCGATTTCGAGCTGCCGTTCAATCAGGGACTACTCAAAAACGGTCAGGTCCAGGCGGACGGCTTTCAGCGGCAGTCCGGACGCGGCAACAAGAAGGTGGAGGGTGCCGGGAACAAGACCGTTCCCAACCTCAACTTCATGCCGTACCAGACGAAGGCCTGGTGCGGGCAGTTGACGACGACGGGATCGAGCGCACCGTACACGCACGTCGCCAAGCCGAACCGGACGACGCTTTATTACCTCTACGAGCTTGGGTTGATCCCGAACCCGCTCTTCTATCAGTTCTTCGACATGGTCACGACCGAGCTGCACTTCTCGCTGGCCACCGAAGGCATCTGCGAGGTGGGCCAGAAGCTGGTCGGCTCGGGCAAGGTGAACTTCCCGGGCAGCGGGACGAGCCTCGACTCCACGTCGACCGAGCTTGTTGCGCCGACGCTCGACTACACGTCGCTCACGATTCTCGATAACGGGCTCGATGGGGCCGACACCGTTTCGATGACCGTCGACTGCGTCACGAGCAACGTGCAGAAGCGGCCCACCGGGCAGGGGTCGATTGCGACCGAGCAGCGCGCCGGCGAGAAGACGGTCACCGGCACGGTCAAGTTTTTTTTCGAGTCGGACACGCGTTGGGCTCGCGTCCGCTCCGGCACGCTCACTCCGCTCAAGTTCGCGCTGATCGACACCGACAACAACTCGGTCGAAGGCCTCATGCCGGAGGTCGAGCTCGAATCGATGGGGCCCAAGATCACCGACAGCGAAGGCGTGACGCAGGAGTTCAAGTTCAACGCGGTGCGGAAGACCAACGTCACGGACACGCCGATCAAGTTCACCCACGTCAACACGACGGCGAGCTACGACTAGCTCGCCGTCACCACTCTCGCGCAAAAAGGAAAATTCAGATGGCCAAGATTCGCACCTTTCGCAAGCCTGGCGTCGCCGTCGCGGACGATCATCCGGACGGCGGCACCATTCACATCTACCCCATGGGCGCGGCCGAAGTCGGCAAGTTCCAGGACGAGTACAACGCGCTTCGCTTCGAGCGCAACGACGACGGCTCGCTCAAGCTCGGCGATGACAGCAAGCCGATCGAGATCGAGACGTCGATCGAGCAGTCGAACAAGAATCGGATCGCGATGATCCGGAAGCACTGCGTCTTCAAGGTTACGAACCTCGTCGACGCCGTGGATCCGACCGACGCCGATGGCAACTGGAAGCTCATCGAGCTCACCACGGACGATGAGATCGAGGCCTTCCTCGGCGGTACGTCGATGCACCTGGCCGAGGTCGAAGTCAAGGTAACCAGGTGGGTCGAGCGGGAGATCAAGGTCGAGAACATCGTGCCCGATCGGGATGGCGGCGAAGCGACGCGCATCATCGAATCTCGCATGGCGCTGGTCGAAGAGCCGCTCATCGAGGGCGGTGTGCAGAAGACCGAAAAGCGGATGGTCCCGGCCAATCAGCGCATGTTCAATTACGTGTTCGATCGCGCTCAGGAGCTGATGACGTCGAAGGGGGCGGAAGTAAAAAACTCCTCGCCCACGCCGCCCGGTTCTTCGGAGTAGCCAGCGGAGACGTGAAGTCGCGCATCGCGGAAGCCAAGCGGCGCGCGGCCGAGCTGAAACGCACGGGAAAGCTCCCGCCGCCGGCGACGTCGATCGACGCCGGCGGCCCGGACGGCTTTCTCTGGCCACAGAACGGGAAGGCGTGGGACGTCTGCCTCGACATGCTCTCGCAGGTGGAGGTGGCGGGAATGGGCGGGGTCGTCGGCTTCAAGTACGGCCGCGAGCTCGATCGGGTGATGAGGGCGAACGACGTCGACGAAGAAGACGAGGACGACGTCTTTCGGAAGTTGCAGGCGTTCGAGCGTTGGTGGGTCGCGCAGCTCAACGAGCGGATGCGCGAGGCAGCGAATAAGAAGAAGTAAAGGGCGGGCGGGAGGGGAATGAGCGAGCACGTCGTAGCGGTGCGGATGCAGTACGACGACGCCGGTTATATGGCCGGCGTGACGCGCGACATCGAGCTCACGCGGCAGATTCAGGCCGCGATGAAGGATGGCGCGCCCGCCGTGCAGCAGCTCGTGGCGTCCCTCCAGCAGCTTGGAGATAAAGAGAGAAATGAAGCCGCGGCCGCGGAAGCCGCCGCGAAGGCGAAGACGGCGCAGATCAACACGACCACAGCGCAGTCGAAAGCTGCGGCCGCAGCCGCAAACGCGACGGCGGCCGAAGCACGAGCTACGACCGCCGAGGCGACAGCCGCGAACGCGGCCGCTCTGGCGGCCGCGCGCCTCAGCACCGCGCAGAATCAATCCGCGACCGCCGCGGCGAACGCTCAGCGCGCGCAGGCGCAGCTGCAGCAGACGCTGGACAAGATCGCCAACGACAGCGCCGCGACGGTGTCCGGCATCAACTCCATCTCCTCGAGCCTCGAATCGGCCACGACGATGGTCAAGGCTTTCTTCGGCGCGTGGGTCGTTCGCGAGACGATCGGCGAAGCGCGAAAGCTGGTGATGGAGGGGGTGAACTTCAACTCCGAGCTCGAGCAAACGCGCATCGGCTCGGCCGCCATCATCAGCACGTTCGCGAACATCTACGACGCGCAGGGGCGGCTCCTCAAAGGCGCCGAGGCGTTCAATGCTGCGCAGCAAGTTGGCGTCGATCTGACGGAAAAAATCAAGGTCAAGACGCTCGAAACAACGCTTCTGTTTTCTCAGATGCAGGACGCTACGCGCCGCTCGCTCGCCTACGAGCTGCAGTATCTGACCGATGAAACTGGGAAAGTCGCCAGCAACAAGGATCTGGCCAAATTCACGGCCTCCTTTGCGCAGGGCGCTGTGGCGTTCGGTCTGACGCCGGAAGAGATCCCCAACAACCTTCGCGCGCTGCTCACTGGCCGCGCGGATCCGCGGCACGCGCGTTTCGCGGCCGCGCTGCTCTCCGAGTTCGGCACCAACGAGCAGGCGCGCGAGCAGATGGCGGAGTGGCATAACCAGGGCCGCCTGATCCAGGAGCTGCAGGAACGGCTCGGAGCATTCGCGCTGGCCGGCCAGAAAGCGATGAACACCTACACCGGCGCGCTGTCGAACCTGCACGACGCCTGGCAGCAGCTGCTCGGCGAAGGCACAGAGGGAGCGACGAAAGAGCTGACCGGCGACATCCTCACTCTGCGCGACTCGATCGTGCAGGTCGATAAATGGGGAAGAGCGACCTTCAACCCTGAGCTGGTGAGGGCGATCACGGCCGTTGCTGAGACACTCGCAAAAGGAGCGACGTTCACCGTCAGCATCGTCAAGAAGATCATCGAGCCGGGGGGCACGAATGACTTCATGAAGGCTTTCGGCGAGGAGATGGAGTCGACATTCGGCGGATGGGTGAGCAAGCGCACCATGGCCGCGTCGATCCTGGTTCCCCCTCTCACGCCGTTTCTGCAGATGCTGGATCTGGAGAACAAGAAGCAGAGCATCATCGACTCATCGCCCGGCCTCTCGCGATTCAACAGAGAGAAGTGGGACATCGGAAAAGGTGTGTTCCAGCTAGGCTACGGATTTCTGGGTGGCGATCTGGATCCGTTTGCGTCGCCTTCGAGCCCGCGCACCCGCAATCCGACGAACTTCTTCAGCGAGTTCAAGAAAGTCCCGCCGCCGAAAACGGATGACCTCCCGACGCTGAAGACGAAGAAAAAGCCGCAGGAAGAAGAAGAAGACGCGGCCGCGGCGAACAAGCTCGCCGATTTTCAGAAGTTCATGGAGCAGTTTCACGTTGGCGCTGTGGGGGGTACCGGCAACGATCCTCTCGCGCACGCGCTGCGGCAACTGACTATCGAGCGGCTGCAGGCGATCGACCACTATCGAAAGGCGCACAAAGCGCTCGCGGACGCCAACGAAGATTGGAAGGGTGACCTCCACGATATCAACCTCACCTTCGACTTCAAAGAGGGCGACGCGGTCAACAAGTATGTGACGGAATTCCAGGCCGCGCGCGAGAAGCTGTCGACCAAGTACGCGCCGGCCAAGCAGGGCGACTACGAGACTTCGAACGTCAACGCGAAGCTCGATGCGCTGCGGGAGATCGACGACGTGAAGAGCAAGTTTCCGTCGATCGCCGCAGAGTGGACCTCCCTCGAAAAGCAGGTCGAGGACTTCTATAAGAAGAAGCTCGTCGACGATGCGGCGGCGAGCCTGACGAAGATCAACGATCAGACGCTGCAGGCGGCCAAGCGAACGGTCGAGCTGGAGCGGCAGATCAAGATCGACGCGGACACGGAGATCGAGAATCAGCGCATCGATCGGATCGTGAACTCGGTCGACCGCGAGCTCGCCACACGCATCGCGGCGAATGACCGGTGGGCGGCCGAAGAGGATAAGCGGGCGCAGATCGATCTCGCCGGCGACGAGATGAAGGGGCTGCGTGAGCAGCGGCTGGCCGTCATCGAGCAGGCGAGGATTCAGAAGAACCGCGCAGCAGAGGAGGCGGCGTTCCATGCGCGCCAGGCGCTCATCGCCGGCACGGACGAGTGGCTGCACGATCTCGACAAACGCAAAGACGAGATCATTCCGAAGATCGGGATCACTCTGCAGGACACCGTCATCGGCGCGCTCGACGCAACGCAGTCGGCGATCGAGAAGTACTTCGCCGACATCGCGGACGGCAACGCGCATCTCGGTGCCAGCGCCGACGCGCTGGTACACGACCTCGGGCAGAAGTGGTCGAAGGTGTTCGCCGACGCGGTGAGCGCGCCGCTGCACGGCGGATCGGTCCTCGATTCGTTCAAGCAGATCGAGGCGACCTTCCAGACGGGCGGCACGCTCGACAAGTTCCTTGCCGGCGCCGGCATCGGATCGTTCGTTGGCGGCTTCTTTGGCCCCAACAACAAGGCCCAGCAGGGCGGCGCGATCGGCGGAGGTGTGGGATCCATCGCCGGCGGAATTATCGGATCGGCGTTGCCAGGCATCGGGACGGCGATCGGAGCGGAAATCGGATCAGTGATTGGTTCGATGCTTGGCAGCTACATCGGTTCACTCATGCCTGCCGGCAAAGACAGCATCACGATCGCGATGCACGGTCTGACGCTGGACAACCTGCGAGGCCCGTACACCTCGAAATACGGCGAGAACCAGACCACGCAGGACCTCGGCGGCGGCTCGTCGATTGATCTCCAGGAGAAGGGCATCTCGCCGGCGGCACGCGCGGATCTGATCGCGCAGGTTCACCGCAAAGCGGAAGAGACGATGAAGGGCTACCAAAACATCATCGATCTCTTCCCTGACGAGGTGAAGGAGAAGCTCAAGGCCTTCCATCCGACGCTCACGCTCAGCGGCGGGACGGAGAGCAAAGACATTACCGACGAAGGGGCGCTGCAGTCGCTCAGCGACTTCCTCTCCAACAAGCTGCCGAAGGCAGCCTTCTCCGCTTACGAGCCGGCGCTGCGTGCGGGTCTGGCGGCGATGGGTGAAGGGCAGAACCGCATCACGCAGATCATGACGTACTGGGGCACGATGCAGGGCACCGAGCTCCGCGACGCGGTGATGGCCTACGTCTCCGCGCTCGTCTCCTTCGCCGCCATCAAGAAGACGATCGGCGAGTTCGGCGACCCCGCTTCTCTGATCCCCGGCTCAGTCGAGCGCGAGGCGAGGAAGGCGGAGACGGCCACGCCGCTCAGTCACGTGGTCGACCTCAAGGCGGAAATCGCCGGCGTCGTCGCCTCGCTTCCGAAGCTGCTCGACGTCGACGACCAGCTCGCGGCGATGGAGAAGCTCAACAGCCTCTCGGGTCAGTTCTTCGAAGGCCTCGTGGCCGGCTTCCAGAAGATCGACGAGCTGGAGAAGTCGACCTTCGCGTCGCTCGACAGCTTCGACGAGCAGGTCAAGCTCGCCGGGATGGGCGATCAGGACAAGCTCAATTACTACTACAAGCGGATGGGCGAGCTGGAGACGGAGCTCCAGACCACGAAAGACCCGCAGCACGTGGCGGACCTAGTTCAGCAGATCGAGCAGTACGGCCAGCAGGCGCTCGGCCTGGCCGGCGACAACGCGCAGAACCGCAATCAGCTCGAACAGATCATCGACGAGGTCCGCACGCTCGCCGGCGCCGACTACGCGAAGGGGCGCGGCGATCTGATCGCCGAACAGCACTCCGCCTTCGAGCTGCTCAACACGGCATCGAACAATCTGATGCGGGCATCGAACGACCTGATGGGGCGCGGCCCTGGTACCGGTCGCGGCACGCCGGCGACGGGCGGCGGTGGATCGGGGATCGACGATAACGGCAACCCGATCGACAAGACGCCGATCCCGCCGCCTGGTCCGGGCGACGACGTCGGCGGTCTGTCGCTGTACGACGCCTTCCGCTCGGCGCTCGACGACGGACCGATCGCGATCGGTACGACCGGCGGCGCGGCCGCGATCGTCGATTCGATCGACCGGCTGTCCAAGGGCCTCGGCGTCGACGATCTCACCGTTCACGCCTTCGCCGTGTCGCCGGCGATCCTCGACTCGAACGCGGACAGAGCGAGTTGGGCTCGCTCGTTCATGGAGCACATGGCCGAGCGTCGAAAGGAGCTGATCGAGAAGTGGCAAGGGAACAACTCGGACGATCGCAGCGCGGAGATCGTGAAAGCGATCAACGCCCTGGGCGATGAGATGCGGCGCACGCGCGCGGCGATCGCGAATCGCTCGCTCATCATCGAAGGCGACGGCGCCGAGTTTCTGCGCTCGGTCGGCTTCACCTTGCAGGAAGCAGTGTTCCAGACGCTGCGCGACCACCCCGAGGTGGCCGTGCATCTGTTCAACGTATAGGGACTTTGATCGGCAATGGATCCACTCGTCATCGCTCGCTACGCAGACCGCCGCCAGTCGGCGGCCTACCTCGTCACCATCAGCGCGACGCCGACCAGGCGCTACACGAACTATCCGGCGGGCCTCACTGTGAGCGGTCAGACGTACCTGTTTCGGCCGTTCAAGCTATCGGATGTGAGCGAGACCTCGGACGGCGCCGCGGTCCGCGCGACGCTAACGTTCGACAACGCCGACAACCTGCTCAACGACCTGGTCAACGATCCCGCGCAGCGGCGCAAGGACGTCGTCATCACCAAGGTCCACTTCAACGCCGACTTCACGATCGCCGGCACTGAGCCGTGGCTCGAAGGCTTCACGGCGAAGTCGCGCTTCCTCGGCCCGCGTGTCGAGATCGGCTGCAGGTCTGACGACGGCCGCGAGGGGCCATCGCCTGACATCAACTTCGGCGACGTCCTGACGGCGCACGAAGCTCCTCCTTCGAGCAACAAGCTGCTCTTCGGAGGTGGGGTGTGATTCGTGGCACGGCGTTCCCTGATATCGCGCCCTCGTCGAGAACGGCCGGCCAGGCGTACACGCGCCGGGCGATCGTCGCGCAGGAGCGCGTCGACGCCGAGTTCGGGGATCCGCAGATCAACGTGCCGCACCCTTACGTCCAGTACAAGATCAGCTACTTCTCGGACGTGCTGAGCATGGCGGAGCTCGACACGTTGCGCGATCACTTCCTGGCCAACGCGGCGACCTACTTCTCCTTTTTCTGTTTCTGGTCGAACCGGACGATTCCCAAGATCAAGGCGGCCGACGTCGTTCTCAATCAGTTGGTCTACACGCTGCCGGCGAGCCAGGTGGTGACGCCGACTCTGTACGACGGCGCGGGAGCGGTGATCGCGAGCTCGCGCTACGCGCTCAACGCGGGAGCCGGCGCCGAGGGGGCGGACAACGTCACCTTCACGGGCCTCGGCACGCAGCCGGCCGGGCCGACGCTGTCGTTCTCCGCAGTCACCGGTCGCCGGCGTTTCGCCGCGCTCTACGACTATCCGCAGGAGTTCCACGAATCGTGGGAGGAGGGAGACGTCTGGGTGCTCGGCCAGCCGCTGCAACTCACGACGTCGGTGACGCTGCTATGACCGAACGCCGCCGCGCAGTCATCCAGCCGCCCGATCGCTCCCATACAGCACCGACGCTCGGCACGCCGAGCCCCTATGTGCCTGAGCGGATCGCCGGCGTGTCGATCTCGCTTCCCGGTGGCGCGGACGACAACGACAAGCCGATGCAATTTGCCTTCGGCCTCGTCGAGACGGAAGGGAGCATCCGCTTCGCATTTCAGAACGGCAATGACCTGTGGGTCGTAAGAGCGCTCGCGTTGGGGGAGCGAGAAGCGACGATCTACGGCGGTGAGCAGGCCGGCGAGTGCGACGGGCTGGTCGGGATCTTCACCGACAGCGGCCCGTTCACAAGCCCGAACTTCACATCAACCTTTTACAGCGGAGCGTTGACGCAGACTGCGCACGCGCCGTTGGCCGCGGTCATCGCGGCCGCTGGCGGCAGTTGGACCGAAACGCTCGTCATCACCGACAAGACGGGGAAGCGCCGCGGCATCTGCCACGCGATCGAGTGCTGGCAGAACGTGAGCCTCGCCTGGGGCTTCGGGATTCCGAAGATCAAATACCGCTTCCGCGGAAGCCGAATGCTCAACACGACGACCGGCCTAGTTCAGTACACAGTGACCCCCGTCTGGCAGGCGCGGTTCTGGGCGCTCGATCCTTCAGGCGGCCGCATGCGGCCGTCCCGCATCAACGAGCCGTCGTTTCAGGCCGCCGCCGCAGCGACGCCGTCGACGCAGTACGAGTCGCACATGTTGCTCAGCGCCAACACTCGCGAGTGCAGAAAGATGTTCGCTCTGCTGTGGGATGGTTGGCTGCCCTACGCCGCCGGCAATCAACTCACCGCGATCGCCGATCGCAACACTGCTCCGGTGGCCAGCTACGACGACTCTCACTTCGCCGCAGGCGTGGAGGTCGAGGCGGGACAAGTCGCGGATCCGGATCAGATGGTCAACAGCGTGACCATCGAGTACACGGATACGACCGATCCGTTCGGCGTCTGGAAGACGAAGTCGCTCACGCTCCGAACCGCGGGGCTCATCGCTGGAACGGAGACCGAGGTGCCGGTCACGTACAAGTTTCCACAGATCCACAATCCGGCGATTGTCAACCTCAAGCTCGGGTATCTGCTCTACAGCTACCAGGCGTATCGAATCAAAGGGAAGTGGCTGGCCAACGCCGGCGGGCCGCGCCTCATCGGCGATGTCGTCACACAATCGGTACCAGCGCGCGGCATCGTCGACAACTTCCGGATCATGGCCCGCGGCAAGCCTTCCAACGGAACCTACGACGTCGAGCTCGAGCTGATCGACGCGCGCAAGTGGGCGGGCGCTGCGTCGACGGCGCCGGCGAAGGTCGGATCCACGCTGCAGGATCCGTATGCCCCGGATCCTCCGACCGGCCTCGTTCTCACGCCGCTCGTCGATCAGCCGCAGCCGGGCATCTTTGCCGCGAAGCTGCGCGTCGCTTTCACGCCGGCGATCTCGTCGTACTACGCCGGCACCAGGGCGGTCTACTCGATCAACGGCGGTCCGTCGATCGAGATGCCAGTGGTGAGCGTGGGTCCGATCGAAATCCCGGTGCCGGCGGGCATCGCGGCGGTCGTTGCGGTCAGCCTCTACACCGTCAGCATCACGCGCGCGCTGAGCGCCGCCCTCTCCGGATCCGCGACGATGTTCAACCCGAATGCGCCGGAAGCGCCGGGCGACATCTACAGCGGCGCGAACGGCATCTACTGTGATCCGCCACCGGTCCGCAGCTACGCGACCTATGCCGGGTGGTCGCACTCGGGGATGTCGTCGGTCACGCTCGCACGGATTCAGGATGGCGATACCGCGCTCGCGGCCGCGACGTGGGGCGGAGCTGGATCCGGTCTGATCGTCGACGCTGGGGCCGCGATCAATCCTCACGAGTTCTTCATCCACCACTCCAGTCTCACCTGCGGTGATCAGCTTGCCGGTGGTGACGATCCGTTCAACGGTGAAATCAAGTCCGTGGAGGTCTGCTACTCGGACACCGGGACGTCAGGACCATGGACCGTCGATGGTCAGTCATCGGGGACGGCGGATTCAGACTTCAAAGCTCTCGTGCTGATGGTGCGCCGGTTCTCCAGCGCCGCGCATCGCTATTGGTTCATCCGAAACACTGGATTGCCGGTCTCCGGCGTCGTAACGGAGGTGAAGATCGCAACGCGCACCGGCGCAACGTACCCTTACGTCTCCGCGATCAAGGTCACCGGCTACACGCCGCTCGTCAAGACCGACAACTTCAAGACCACGCCGCCGCTGACGCGCGAGATCGGGGTAATGCCAACGGCGGCCGCGGGGCTGCCGTTCAACGATTTCAAGTACCGCGCGATCGTAGGTGACGGCTCGGTCAGCGGTGGTGTGGCATCGACCACGACCAGGGCGCGCATCGAGATCCGCGTCGTTTCTCCCACCGGCGCTGTGTCCCTCGCACAGACGCTGTTTCTCGGAACAAGCATCGCGCTTCCAACTGGCTCGCCCGGCACCCAGCCCTACCAACCGCTTCAACGGGCGAACTTCACCGGCGCCGGCGCGTGGGTGAATGCGACGATCTTCGGCAACGTCAGTGCGATCTACGCTGACACGGCCGCCGGCGACTGGAAGCTGAACAGCCTGGCCGACGCCGGGACAGTTGGCTTGTACGAGGGCCGTGTCGTTGATGTCATCAACACGGGTTCCGGCTCGCTGTGGATCGCCTCCGCTGGGTCGGCAATCGGTGGAGCTCCCGCCGGAAGCACCGTCTCGTTTCCGACCGGATGGCCGGCGTCCTTCTCCCTTGGTCCTGGCAATCGAATTTCGTTGCGCTACGACGCGACGGCGGCGGTCTGGCGGGTGCTGATTCACACGTCGTTGCCCGGAACCTTCGGCATCGGCACGTCAGCGCCAGCAGCATCACTGGAGGTTGCCGGATCCGGGGCGAAGTTCAGCGGGGCGCTTGCCACCGAAACCCACGCCGACGCCAACGTCTGGGTCGGAGTCTTTGCCGGCACGCCGCGAGTCATTTTGGGCGGCACTACGACGCACGAGATCGATAACTTCAGCGGGACGTTTCGCATCCTCAGACCGGGGGCAGTGAGCATGTCGATCGACAGCTCGGGGAACGCCACGTTTCCTGGAGCCGTCGCGACGAACGATCTGCAGGTCACTAACCCGATCAAGGAACAGGGCCGCGCTATTGGAATGGGTGTGTGGGTCGACGTTGCGTACAACGGCAGCAACTTCACGGGCGGCGGTGGCGGCAGTTGGATCGTTCACACTGGTGACGTGCTTGCGCTCTGGTATTTTCTGGTCGGCAAGGTGTTGACGGTCGGGTTTGATATCGTGGGCACAACGACGGTTGCTCCGACGTTCGTGCAGTTCGTGATGCCGGGCGGGTTCACGGCTGCTCGCAACGCCAAGGTGCCTATCGCCTGGTTCGACGGAACTTCCTGGGCGCGCGGCCATGCTGCGGTGGCGGCCAGCGGGACCGTCATCAAACTGTTCACTGAGCCGGAGACGACCTTTCCATCGGTTACGAACGATGCTCGGTTCCGAGGGCAGATCGCAATCCCGATCTGA